TATGTAGATAAGATTTTAAAGAGTAAGTCTTTAATGAATGTATCACAAATAGCTAAAGACTATGGAATGAGTGCTACAAAATTCAACAAGATATTACACGAATTAAAGGTGCAATACAAACAAGCAGACCAATGGCTTTTATATAGTAGATATCATCAAAAAGGCTATACTCATTCAGAAACATATTGCTTTACAGGTGCGAACGGAGTTACAAGCACCAAGTTGACTACAAAATGGACTAACAAAGGTAGATTGTTTTTGTATGAATTATTAAAAAACAATGGATATTTACCATTAATAGAAACGGAGTAGATTATGTTAGAAAAATTTTTTAAAAGAAGAAAATTAGAGGGAACTTTTTTATATGATGATGTAGAAACTCTAAAAGCAGAGATAAGAGAAAAAGACGAAATAATTACTTATTTAAAAGAAATTATAAATAGAGATTTAAACGAATATAACCTAATCAATATATTGATTAACAATTATGGTTGGGAAGAACACACAAACGCTTATAACAAAGTTGGCTATGCAAGTGAAACGCCTTATTATAAATTTGGCGAAATAAAATTAACACTAGAAAAGAAAAAGAGTTTTAATATGGACAATCACTTGAAAGAAATTTTAGATAAAGAAAAATAAAAAGTTATAGCAAAAACCGAAACGAGTTGAGAAAATGAATAAAAAAGTAGAATTAATTTTAGAAAGACACGCAACGAAAGAAATGTTGCGCTTGTATAAAAGTGGAGAACTCTTTATTAATCAACAGCAACTTGCTTGTATTATAGGCAAACAAACAAGAACAGCTATAATCCACTTAAATAAATTTAACGAAAAAGTAAAAGAGGGGTTTTATCCAAAAGAAAGTTTTATAAATCCTGATAAAAAAAACTATATTGTATGGATAAAACCACTTATGCACTTTTACTTATTCAAGCATTATTATAACACAAAAAACGAAAAGAACATACCAAAATTCACAAAGAATTTTTTTGATGAAGTTATGTAGAAAGGATAAAGAAAATGAATAGACAAGAAGCGTTAAAGAAACTACAAGAATATTATGATTGGAATTATGACGTCGAAGAATACAGCGAAGAATATAAACAAGAACAACAACAAAATATTGAAGATGTTATTGAATATCTAAAACAACATATAACATTAACTGACTTTTTAGGTTGGGAAGAAGACAGAGAATATAATGTTTTTGATGAACGTTACAAAATAATTAACAATAAATTATATAGACTTGATTACAGATATAATGAGTGGATACCATCTGTTTTCAATAAAGATTTTATTAATTTTCAACAAGCTAAAAAAATAAAACCTGAAAAATACTATTTAAGACTAAAAGAAAAGTATCGTAAATTTTACAGAATTATGAATAATTTAATTTATTTGAATTTTAACAAAAAAACTAACGAGCATTCTCTTTTGGATTTAAAACCTTATAAAGAATATAAAACACAATTTACAGTTGAAGAAGTTGAAGAAATTAAAAAGCTAGATTATATCAATTTTGAACAATTTGAAATGGTTGAAGTAGGAGAAGATGAATAATGAAAATTGCAACATACGATAACTTAAATAACTATACAGCAAAATATAACGACTATGTTGATTATTCAAGCAAAATTCAACAAGAAACACAAAAGACAACTAATCATATAGCTAAACGTAAAAAAGCTAAAAATAAGCTAAATTTTAGCGATTTTATGGCAGGTATGTTTTTTAGCAACATCTTAATTTTATTAATAGTTGGGTATGGTAGTTGGATTGCGGAGCTGATTTATGGATAAGGTAAAAAAATTTGTAGAAAATATGGATAACTTTGTTTTGACAGCTAGAAAAGTTAAAGAGCAATGTATCACAATGAAAAATACAAGAATTAACAAAGCAGAATTTAAAAGACAAAAACGAATTTTAAAACAGCTTTTAGAAACTATAGAAAAAGAAATTTAAAAAGGAGAAACAAAATGAATAAAACTTATGTAAAAATCATAGAATGCCCATATATTGAAAAACTAGAAAATGAAATCAATATTTTTTTAGAAAATAATATCGATTTAGTTGATATTAAATACGGCGTAACAGATTGTTACCCAAACGGTTACTCAGCTTTAATAATTTATAAAAAAACAGAACAAAGTGAGTAAAAACTATGACAGAACAAGAAGAAAGACTACAAGAAGTTATACGAACTATAGCCGAAAACGACTTAAAAGAATTGTGGGTCAATCATAAAATTAATTCTCACAAAAATAATGGCTATGTAAATAAGGCTTTAATTCAAAGGATAAGAAAGACTATAAACGACAGATTAATGGAGCTAGAAAAGTAAAAGATGAAACTATATTTATTTAAATATGATGATACGAATACAGAATTTGAAGAAGAAGTTGTAGAAGTTAGAGAAACGTCAAAAACGTATATAGTAGAAACAGCTTTTAATATTTTTTACAAAAGAAAGTTATTAAAAAGTGATGAAAATAAATTAATTAAAAACGGTTATTTTTTCTATTTTTCTAAAAATCAAGTTGATTTTGAAAGTTTTAAAATAGATATTATGACTTATTACAAAAACGAACTATACAGAATAGAACAATCATACAAAACTAACAAAATAAGAATAAATGAAAAAATAGAAAATTTACTGAATATAACAGGAGGAAACAATGACTAAACTATATGAAATTACAGAAAGATACCAAAATTTAGAATTATTACTAGATAATGCAGATGAGAACGTAAAACAAGTATTACTAGACGGACTTAATGAAATCAAAGAAGAATTTAACGAAAAAGCTTTAAATTTAGTTAAATATATTAAAAATATCGAAAGTGATATAGACGGATTTAAGGCAGAAGAAAAAAGACTGTCCGAAAGACGAAAAACACTTGAAAATCAAAAAGAAAGTATAAAAGAATACTTATATACTGAAATGAATAAAATCAATCAAAAAAAAGTCGATTTAGGCTTATTCAAGTTAAATATACAAAACAATCCTGCAAGTGTAAATATACTTGATGAAAAGCTGATAGATAAAAAATATTTAATAGAGCAAGAACCTAAAATAGATAAAAAAGCTATATTAAATGATTTAAAGAATAATGTTGATGTAAAAGGCTGTGAAATACATCAGGGAGAAAGCCTAAGAATAAAATAAAAAGGAGATAAAATATGACGGAAAAAATAATTAAACAAACCATTTACCCAAAGACAACACGCTTTGGTTCGAAAAAGGGGACTGTACAAATTACAGAAAAAATTGACGGTAGCAATTTAACTATATTTAAACATAATAACGAATTATATATCGCTCAAAGAAATAATATTTTTAAATATAATGATTTTTTAAACTATAAAAATGATTTTAAAGGCATTATATATAAAGGGCTAGAGGACTTTTTAGAAAAACACGCAGAAGATTTGAAAGATAAATTGTATGAAGGTTCAGCTATTTGTGGCGAATGGATTGCAATGGGACAAATAAAATATGCGAATAGATTTAGTAATAAGTTTTTGCTTTTTGCAAAGGCGAGAGTACAAGAAGAAAATGGAAGATTTACATTATCTAATATCGTTTATAATTTAGATTTAATTCATTGGGCGTTGGGAGAAAATTTACCTTTTTACATTGGCTTAGTCCCTTTTGTTAAAGAGTTTAATCATTATCCAACACTTGACGAACTTGATAATTTGTATAAAGAATATACAAAAGATTTTGAAAAAAAGGTTGAAGGCTTTGTAATAAGTTTTAACGAGAATATTGTTAAATACGTAAGATTGAAACGTGGCGAATATCAACCGCATATAATTAAATAGTTGTTTAATCAAAAGAAGCTAAAAAATAATCAGAAAAGGAATAAAATAATGGCAGAAAAAATATATCAAAATATAATCAAAGCTATGAACGAGGTTAATTCCATAAGCAAAGATAACTACAATAAAATTCAAAATTTTAAGTTTAGGGGGATTGATGATGTAATGAATACAATGCACCCCATTTTATCAAAAAATAATATCTTTGTTGCTCCTGAAGTTGAGAACTTTGAAAGAGAAGAAAGAACATCAAAAAATGGTGGTTTAATAATCTATACAGTAGCAACCATTAAATTTACTTTTTATGCAGAAGACGGCTCAAATATAGTCGTGAAAGTTGTTGGAGAGGCTATGGATAGTGGCGATAAAGGAATGAATAAAGCTATGTCAATAGCTTATAAATACGCTTTATTTCAAGTTTTTTGCATACCAACAGAAGATGACCCAGACAAAGACAGTTATACTTTAACCCCAAAACAAACACCACAAAAAACACCTAAAAAAGAAACGAAACAGCCGACACAACAAACATCAAAACAACCTGCACCAAAACAAAATTTAATAACAGCAGAGCAAAAAGAAACACTAATCAATCTAATTGAAAGTGCAGGACTTATTTTGACAGAGGAATTACCAAAAATCAACGGTTTAACAGTCGATAGATACGATAAGGCTTTAGATTATTACACAAAATTAGTTTTTGATAAAAATACAAAATAAAAGATAGGAGATAAAAAATAATGAACACAGTTATATTAACAGGAAGAATGGTAAAAGAATTAGAATTAAAATATACGAATAATGATAAGGCTTATTGTAGATTTACACTTGCTGTAGATAAAGGAATGTCAAAAGAAAAGAAGCAAGAAGCAGAAGCAAAAGGACAAGCAACAGCAGATTTTATTAGTTGTGTAGCTTGGGGAACAACAGCAGAAGTATTGAACAAATACACAGCAAAAGGCAAAAAAATTCTTGTCAATGGTAGCATTGAAACAGGAAGCTACACAGCACAAGACGGAACAAAAAAATATACTACAGACGTTTTAGTAAGCCGAGCCGAGATACTTGAATTTGTTGATAACAACAACGTTCAAAACGATACACAACCTTTTGGACAGTTTGATGAACTACCTTATCAAGAAGCAACAAACGAAGATATACCATTTTAATTAAGTTATAAAACAAAGTAAAATCAATAAAAATATATAAATAATAATTGCCAACGGAATTACCTTTTTACTTTGTTTTCAGATAGGAGTACAAAATGCAAGAGCAAGGTTGGATATGTTTATACCGTGATTTGTTAGATAAAGCAATATGGAAAAATTCAACTGCCGAACAAAAAACAATTTTAATAACTTTGCTTTTAATGGCTAATCACGAACCTAATCAATGGGAATGGAAAGGTAAAAAATATACTGTAAAAGCAGGAGAATTTATTACCAGTTTAGAAAAAATTGTTGCAAGATGTGGAAAAGGTATCACAATACAAAATGTTAGGTCAGCTCTAAAAAGATTTGAAAAATTGCAATTTCTAACAAACGAGTCAACAAAGCAAAACCGACTGATAAAGATTGAAAATTGGAGCTTATATCAAAGTCGAGAAAATCAACCTAACAAAGAACCTAACAAAGAGGTAACAAAGACCCAACAAAGACCTAACAAAGAGGTAACAACTAACAACAATGATAACAATGATAACAATGATAACAATATATTATATACTCTCGTGCAAAAGGCGTGGAATGATTTATCAGAAAACATACCAAAAGTAAATTTCATAAAAGAAAATTCAACTAGAAGTAAACATTTAAAAGCAAGAGTTGAAGAAGTTGGAAAAGAAAAATTTATAGAAGTTTTAAAGAGTATAAGTAATAGTGATTTTCTTTGTGGAAAAAATAAAAATAATTGGACTATAACTTTTGATTGGTTTATTAATGCTAGTAACTTTGTAAAAGTTATGGAGGGAAACTATAACAATAAAACACCACAAAGGCAAGAAAATGAGTTTAAAGATTATGGAGAGTTGATTTAATGGAACAAGACTTTGATAGAACATACGAAAAAATAACAGATATTCAAGTAAAAAATTATAATGCAAAACTAGGAAATACAGATTATAGTTTTTTCTGTGAGAAATGCAAAAATAAGGGATTAGTAGCTATAAAAGTTTATAGAGACAATGATTTTAAAATAGTTTTACAAAAATGTGATTGTGTAGAAAGACTACACGCAGAACAGAGCAAAGAAACAAGCGGATTAAAAGATAACTTTGGAAAATTCACTTTTGAAAATTTTGATACTAGCAACGAATACGCAAAAACAGTATTAGAAAAAGCAAAAGAGAACGTACCTGCTAATGAGTGGTTTTTTATAGGTGGACAGATTGGGAGCGGAAAGACCCATATTTGTACCGCTATAAGTGAAAGACTATTAATGTTAGCTACCACAGTTAAATTTGTTTCGTGGAGAGATTTAATGTCAGATTTGAAAAATGGATTTAGTGGCAGACCAACATTTTTTGATTTTGAAACTTTTAAGCGTGTAGAGGTTTTATATCTTGATGATTTTCTACACGGAAAGGCGACAGACTTTGAACTTGAAAAAGCCTTTGAAATAATTGACTACAGATACAGGAACGATAAAAAAACAATTATTTCAAGTGAAATGCTATCAAGTGAAATTTTGCAACTATCACAGTCGATAGGTAGCAGAATTGTTGAAAAATCAAAAGGCTTTGTATGTAATATCAAAAGAGATACAGAAAGAAATTACAGATTGAGTAATAACAATCAAAAATCATTGAATATTAAAAACTAAAAAAACGGCTTAAATTTTAATTAGAGTATGTAAGATATAATTACATTAAAAACATATTCTAATTAAAAATAGCTAGTAAATTTTTAAATTAAAAGGGGGTTATGATGTATAGGTACACCATAGAAATAAATACAAGACCATTTCCGAAAGAAAGACCAAGACTTTGTAGAAATAGACTTGTATATACACCTAAAAAGACAAAGAATTTTGAAAATCTTATAGCTTTTGAGTGGAAAAGACGTTACAAAGACTTGATTTTGAAAAATGCTGTAAAACTAGATTTGTTATTTTGTTTTAAAAAAGCAAAAAGTTGTAAAAAAACTTTACACACTCAAAGACCAGACATTGACAATTTAGAAAAAGCAATACTTGACGGACTAAACAAAGTTGCTTTTGTAGATGATTGTCAAGTTGTTGAAATGAAATCAAAAAAAGTTTTTTCTGATACGGATAAAATTTTGATAACAGTTACTGAACTTGAATAATAAGGGGGATAGATGTAGATATGATAAAAATTAAGAAAGAAAATTATTTTTATGTTTTAAAACCTGAATTGTTTAAGGCAGGAGAAAAACTTTTAGGAAAATATGAATTATATATTAATAATGCTTTAGAAAAAGGGACATTGCGTTTTTGTAAAAGTTTTGGAACTAAAGAAGCTTTTGAATATGGCTCTTATAATTCAATGTATATGACTTATTTTCCTGAAAAACAAAGATTGCATTTACATTGTTCTAGTTATGGAGGGATGTGTGGATTTACTTTTGATGAAGAAGCATTAAAAAATAAAAATTTACCTTGCTATGACAGAGAGTGTATTGAATTTACTATTAATTTTATTAAGGAATTAATTGATAACGGAGTGATAGAAAATGAAAATAATTAAAAACGGAGATAATCTTATTGCTATAGAACAATTTAGTATTAATGCTTTTTCTCCCGAACAACAACAACAATTTTTAAAAGCAATAAAAGAAAATGGCTTAACACTTGAAGAAGCATACGAAAAAATCGGAAAGTCGATAGAGGATATGCTAATAACACGTTTTGAAAAACAAAACAACACTTTTCCTCAAGTTTATATAAGCAAAGAATTGAAATTAAAAACGGATTGGAAAAATAAGGCAATTAAATATCAAAAATTTTACGAGTATATCAAGCATTTACTTAAAAATGCTAATCTTGATGAAAAACTTGTAAGAGAAAAAATAGAAGAAATGGAAAAGGAGTTTAGTTATGAAGAAATATATTTATAAACTAACATACAAGAATTATGAAACAGGAGCTGGTGAACCTGATTTTGAAAAGTATTTTTTAAGCTTTTTAAAAATGAAAAAATTCTTAAAAGAAAGAGGGTTTTTGATTTCAAAAGGAACAATTAAAATTACAGGAAGTTATGGTTTTTATATTATTGAAAAAATAGAGGTGCAAGAGTAATGAACATAGATAATTTAATTAAAGAATTACAACAAATAAATGTCAATGAATTAACATATAGACAATTGGGAGATTTAGCAGAAAATATGGAAAAATTGAAAGAAAGAATGGCAGTTGTATTGGTTGCAAAATGTCTTGCATACGGGGAGAAATTTTTTGAAGATGAAGAAGAGGAGTAAAATAATGAACTTAAATGATTTAAGGTACAAAGATTTAGTTGACGATTTGTTACTCATAAATGTTGATAAGCTAACAGATGATGAGTTAGAAGAATTGATGAAAAATATAGAAAAATTAACTCAAAAGATAGCACTTGTAATGACTGTGAGATATTTAGTAGGGGGAGAATCATTTAATGAATAATTTAAAATTTAGAGCTTGGGATAAAAAGAAAAAAATGTTTACTAATTATCAAATAGTTGATGATATGCTATATTTTATGGATAAAATTACAGGAGTTTGGTTAAGGGATGACAACCAAGATAGATTCTCTCTAATGCAATCAACAGGACTGTTTGATAAATACGGTGTTGAGATATACGAGGGGGATATTTTAACTGATGAAGGAAATTTTGAAAATGACTATTGGGATTATGCAACAATAGAGTTTGATAAAACAGACTATACTTATTACATTCACTGGAAGAGAGAAGAGGTTTGTGAAAATATAACAGATTGCTATAAGTATACAGTTACAGGTAACATATACGAGAATAACGAGAATAAGGAGTTGTTGATATAATGATAGATAAAAAACTTGAAAAAGATATAGATATAGCAATAGAACTTTTGAAAGAACTTAAAGAAAATTACACAAATAGAGCAATGCAATACAATTCAAGACAACACAATAAAGAAAAAGTAAAACGTACAAGATTAATGATAAATGATTTATTATTTAGAAACGAAAAAGGAGTTAAATAAGATGAAAATAAAAGTAGAATTTGATATTGATATAGACTTAAACAAAATGTTAAAAAGATACGGAAAACAAGAGGTTGAAAGATTTTATAACACCAATCCAGAAAATCATTTTGAAGAAATTGAAAAGCTTTTAAAAGACAACGTTGAACGTCATTGTACCAGTATAGATATAAAAAAATTAGAAATTTTAAAAGGTTATTTCAAAAATGGTGAATATATTTTTGATGAAACAGTTTTTACAGATATTTTATAATAACAAAAATAAAAAACGAGAAAAGGTAGGTAAAGTATGAGTAACGTAGAACACCCAAAACATTATCAATTAAGTATAGATTTAGAGGTGCTTGATGTAATAGAGTTATTATTGAGTAAACGAAAAATGCATTTAAATGATTATTCTTATTTAGTCAATGTAATTAAATATTTATTTAGAGCAGAGCAAAAAAATGGATTGGAAGATTATAAAAAGGCTTTGTATTATTTAGAAAAAACAAGCCACATTGGTTACCCGAAATATACACCAGCAGAAAAGATGTTGATTGATAAGATATTAGAAAATGTTAAGGATATAAAATTAGATTTGATTATTAGTAACGTAATAAGTTTGAGACTTGATTTAGCTAAACATTGGTTAAGAGAATATATTGAAGAACAGGAGAAACAAAATGGATAAAATTAAAAAAATCAAAAAGATTGAGAAAATTATTGAAAAATTAAAAAGAGTAATAGCATTATTTATTGCATTATTTTATTTAGTAATCAACGTTGTTATTGCTTATAAAATGATTAAATATAATATTGTTTTTGGTTTAATATATATATTTATAAGTTTAATTGTAAAGTTTAAAATTTTAAGTAACATTAAAAATATGTTGGATAATTACAAAAAATATGGGGATGATAAATAATATGAAAAATTATAGAGTTTTATTTCCGAAAGTAACAATAAAATACAACGAAGAAAAAACAGTTATAACAGGAGTTAAAGAGAGTGATTTAGATAAGTTTAAAAATCTAACAAAATTAGAAGCTGTTATTTTAACAAAAGATACATCAAAAAGTGCAATAACATCTTTACTTGACGCTTTAGATGAAATTACAGTTTTGGTTTTACAGGAGGAACAATAATGAAATATAAATGCGATTACGATTTAATTAAAGGACACGATACAGACAGCGGTTATGATTTAAAAACAAAGTATGCTTTTAAGCTACTACCTAATCAAACAAAACTGATACCTACTAGCCTATATCTTGAATTAGATAAACATATTGAAGCACAGGTCAGACCTAAGTCAAGCATTAGTGCAAAAGGAATTTTAGTCCACTTTGGCACAGTTGATAGTGATTACAGAGGAGAAGTACAAGTCGTAATGCAAAATTTGAACCAACACGGAGTAGAATTTGAAGCAGGACAGAAAATAGCACAAATAGTTTTTAGTAAAAAGACAGAGGTATTTTTGGAACAAACAGAGGACATAGAAAACAATACTGATAGAGGTATGGGCGGGTTCGGAAGTACAGGAGCTTTTTAGTTATGAATAAAAAAAGACGTGATGAAAAAATGTATAAGGCAATAGAAAGATTTAAGCAATATAAGATTATTGATTGTCAGATTATTAATAAGCAAAACAGATTAAATAGTCTTGAAAATCAAATAGAATATAACGGAATAAGCACTGACCCGTTTAAAACTCAAAACGGAGATTGTACGGCTAGAGAAAACAAAATAGCAAGTTATATTGATGAAAAAGACAGATTAGAAAAAGAAATAAAAGCACTTGAAAAGGAATACTCAATTTTAACCAAAGCCTATGAAACTTTAACAAAAAACGAGAAAATTGTTATCGAAGAAACACTATTAAAACAAAACAGCTTAACGTGGATAAGCACACACAGTTTATTTTATTCAGAAAGACAACTCAAAAGAATAAAAATAGCTGGTATGGTTAAGTTGAAAAAATGTTTATCTTAATGGCACTTTTTTGGCACTTTTTTGTACCTAAAAAACATAAATATAGTGATATAATATTAATATCAAAGTTTTTGAAAATTAGTTTTCGTTTCATAAAAAATCCTTTTTGAAATTTAGCAAAAGAAGATTGCATTTATTTGCAGTCTTTTTTTTGTTGCATTTTTTAATCTTGTAATAAAGGGGGTGGAATATGAAGATACCTTTTACAAATATTGAATTTAAAAGGGTTAAAAAAGTAAATAACGAAGAAAACAAAAATGTAGGACTTGATTGGTTGTTAGATAATCAAGAAAAAAAAGAAAATCCGTTCAATGAAAGTACCTATTACACTTGTTTAAAAATATTGTCAGAAAGCATTGGAAAGTTGCCTTTAAAGGCTTATGAAAAAACAGATAAGGGCGGAAAAAGAAAGACAGACCACGATTTTTCTTTTGTTTTAAATACAAGACCTAACAACTTTTCAACAGCGACAACTTTTTGGAGTGATGTTGAAATGAGACGTAACCATTATGGAAATTGTTATGTTTATCTTGATTTTAAGAAAAAAACAACAAAAGATAACAAGAAAAAATATACTCTCGACGGATTGTATATTTTAGATAATGACAATATCGAAGTGGTAATCGACAACAAAATGGTTTTATCTCCCGAAAAAAACAAAGTTTTTTATAAATACAATGGAGCAGATAAAACTTATATCTTTTCAAGTGATGAGATATTGCATTTTAGAACGTCTATGAGTACCGACGGAATAACAGGTTTGTCAATTAGAAAGCAACTATATGATTTGCTTTCAACGTCAAAAGAGGGCGAAAAGTATTTGAAAACATTGTTTGAAAATGGAATGACAGGAAAAGCTGTTTTAAATTATACATCTAATCTTGAAAAAGATAAGGTTGAAAAAATGATGAAAATGCTAAAAAGATACGTTCAAAGTAAAGATAGTGCATTAAATATTATTCCTATCAGTCCAGCTATGGAGTTGAAGCCGTTAAATATTAATTTGAATGACGCTCAATTTTTAGAAAACCAAACATTTTTAAGTAATAAAATAGCGGGACTTTTTGGAATTAAGCCTTATTTATTAAATTATTATTCAAGTAAAGGCGACACAGAGTTTCAAAATACCAGCTTTTATGTAGATACTTTAATGTATATTCTTAAGCACTATGAAGATGAAATCAATTTTAAACTTATGGCTAATGAAAATGCAAAGTTTAAATTTAACGAAAAGGCTATTTTAAGATTAAGTGCGAACGAGCAAATGCAAGTACTAAAAGACGGAGTGAATAATGCTATTTATACACCTAATGAAGCTAGAGAATATTTAGACCTAGACAGCATAGAGGGTGGAGATACTTTGATTTGTAATGGGAATTATATTCCAATTACTGATGTAGGCAATCAATATAAGACCACAAAAGAAATTGAGAAAGGGGGAAAAACGGATCTTGAAGATACAGAACAAGACGTCGATAATCGAGAACAAGAGTAATGATATTTTCATTTACGGAGATATATCCGATTGGGAAAATTCTCCAACATCATTATTAGATATTTTACAAGAGATTGACAAAGAACAACCTGTAAACTTGTATATTGCAAGTTATGGGGGAGATGTAAACTGTGGATTGGCAATGTATAACGAGTTAAAAAAACTAAAAGACTTAACTGTTCATATACAGGGTTTTTGCTTTTCAATAGCTACAGTAATAGCTATGGCGAGTGAAAAAATTGTTATGGAAAAGGGAAGTCTTTTTTTAATACATAAACCTTTATGTATGACTTATGGCAATGCAGATGACTTGAAGCAGACTATTGAAACTTTAGACAAGACGGAAGAAAGTATTTTAGATATTTACGAAAGTTTTTCTAATCTTTCAAGAGATGAACTAAAAGAAGTGATGAAAAATGAAAAAGCTATGAACGGACAAGAAGCGTCAGCGATTTTCAAAAATATTGTTGTTGAAGAAGAACAAGAAGAAAACGAAGAAGAAAAGAAAAGACAACAAGAAAAAGAAGATATTGAGTTAGCAATAGAACTAGCTTAAATATAAATAAAAACATTGGAGGTAACGAATGAAATTAAAAGAACTTTTAAATTTAATTGAAGAAAAAAATTCATTAATTGAAACAAAGAAACAAGAAGCAATGGTTTTAAATTCTATGGGTAAAGGCGAGGAAGCAAAGGCAACTCTTAACGAAATTAAAGAATTAAGATTGCAAGTAGAGAATTTTACAAAACTTATAGAACTTAACGAAAACGAAAAAAATGAAGTACTAAAAAATGGTACATCAATCGAAGATAAGGGTGGAATTAAAATAGGTGAAACTATTGAAAAGTCCGAAGAAGAAAAAGAAAGAGAAATCGAAAATAAGTTTTTAGACTATGTAAAATTTGGAAAAGACGCAATCACAAACGAAATGAAAGAAAGTGTAGATAAAGACGGTGGATTAATCGTTCCTAAAGATATTTCTACAAAAATCAACGAAAGAAAAAGAGAATTAAATTCTTTGAAAAAGTATGTAAGAGTAGAAAAAGTAAATACATTAACAGGTGTAAGAGTAATTGAAAAGAACGCTGATAGTGTTCCTTTTGCGTCAATCGAAGAGGGAGGACTATTTACTGATGTTGGTAATCCTGAATTTGAAACAGTTGATTATAAGGTAGTTAAATATGGTGGAATTTTGAAAATTACTAGAGAACTTTTAGAAGATACAAAAGAAAATATCAAAAACTATCTTGTAAATTGGTTAGCTAAAAAGGAAGTTGCAACAGAAAATAAAGCTATTTTAACTGTAGCAGATACAATCGCTACTACACCTGTAGCAATAAAAACTTATGATGATATTAAGGCGATTTTAAACACTAAAATTGACCCTGCTTTATTATCTAAAACAGTTATCTTAACTAACCAAACAGGATATAACTGGTTGGATACTTTAAAAGATAAGCAAGATAGATACATTCTAAAAGACCACATCACAGACCCTAATGTAAAGACTGTAGAGGGAAAATACACAGTAATCGTAGTAACTGATAAAGTTTTACCTGTAAAGGCTAAAAAAGTACCTTTCTACATTGGTGCATTAGATGAAGCTATTACACACTTTGAAAGAGAAAGTAGAACGATAGAAACTAACGGATTAGGTGCAGGTTGGGAATACGACAAAATTGATATAAAAACTAGAATGAGATTTGATACAAAGGCTTTTGATAAAGAAGCATTAGTCAAAGGTGAATTTACTCAAGCATAGTAGGTAGAAAAGATGAACGAAAAGCAAAGATTGGATTTAGTCAAAAATTATTTGAACGTTGACTTTGAAGATGATGACAACTTAATAAATGCTCTTATAGAAAGTGGCGAGGAATATTTGAAAAATGCAGGGGTTAAAGATACTCAAAAAAACGATAAACTATATTTACTTGCCATTTCTATTTTCGTTCATTTTCATTATATCGAACGTGAACGAACAACCGAAAATAATTATAGTTTAAAGAATAATAATTCATTAAATAATATCATTCAACAATTAAAATATTAAAAAATATAAAATAAAATACTTAAAAATGCTCGATAAAAGGAAGTGATATTATTATGGGTTATGACGAAAGAAACTATAAACTTAAATTTAAGACTAGCGAATTTAAAGAAAAAATAAGGCTAGTTTTAAAGATAAAGAGTAACGGAATAGAGAAAGACGAAGACGGAAAACCAATTAAAAATAAGAGTGTTTTTGTCGATACAAGAGCAAAGTTAAAATATGCTTATGGTACAGAATATACAACAACCGAAAAAGAAAGAAACATACAAAAGATAACTTTTTTTGTAAGGAATAGAAAAGCACTTAAGGGACTAGATTTTAAAGGTAAAGTAATCTTTAAGGATAAGGAATTTAATATTAAATATGTAAATGAACTTGAAGATAATATTTTAGAAATCAGAGGAGAGTTTATTGATGAAACTAAAGATTAATGGACTTGACGCTTTAATTGAAGATTTAGAAAGTATATCAAATAAAGGTTTAATCTCAAAAAAGGCTTTAATAAATGCAGGAGAAAAACTAAAAGAAGAAATGAAAAAAGATACCCCGAAAAAAACAGGAACAGCAAGAGAGTGTTTGACTGTATATCCTAAAATAGATACAAAAAAGTTAAAGGTTGTAAAAGTTGGTTTTGATGATACAAAAAATGACTGGAACGAGTGGAAAGGTGCATACTTTAACCATTATGGTTTTCATTTATGGTATTTTGGAGTTGAAACAGACAAGTATATAGATAAGCATAAGGGTTGGTTTGATAAGTCTTTAAAGAAAAATAAGACTAAATTAGAAACAGAATTAATGAAAGAGTTGGAGAACGAAATTGGAAAGTTACTTTAAGCAGATTAAAAATGATTTTGATAGGTTGGAAGAACTAACAGGTTTTCCAACTTTTTATTTGGAAAAAGAAACAGATTTAGAAAAAAGTATAAGGTATTTTTACACAATAGAAGATACAGAGTGTTCAGATGACTTTGTAGATGTTGTGGAAGCCGACTTTATAATAAATGTTTATTTTCCAAACAAAATAATAGAAACAAACACTTTAATTAGTGAAAAATTAAGGGATTTAGAATTTAAAGATATTATGTATATCGGAACAGAAAAGGAAGCAAAAGGATATAACACTTGCTTTACTTTTTCAAAAAAATATATAAGGAGTGAATAAAAATATGGCAATAAAATCAAGTAGAAAAAGACCTTTTGGGGTTAAAAACGTTCATATTGCAATACTAACAAAAGACGAAAAAGGTACTTTGACTTATGAAACACCTGTTTACGTTAAAGGTATTGAGGGTTTTCAATATACACCACAATATGCAAGTGGCGAGGCTTATTCAGACGATATTCAAGATACAACTATTTCAATGCCTGTATCTTATGACTTAACTTTAACATTTGCAGAATATCTACCAAAGATACAAAATATGTTACAGGGAAGTGCAATAGAAAACGGAGGAGTAACAGTAAATTCAGAAGATAGTCAAAACTCTGTAGCTTTGTTATTTGAGTATGATTTTTCAGACGGAGATAAAGGTTTTGGAATTTTCTATAATTGTAAATTGGTTTGTGAGGGTGGAACTCACAACACAAAAACAGGTAGTATAGAATTTAGTAAATATCAATTAAAAGGTAAGGCTTTGCCTGTATCAGACGGAACAATAAGCAGATTTATTTCAAAAGATGAAAATAAATTGAAACCCGATGTAATTTCTAAATTTTACGAAAAAGTTTTAGGAACTAAAGAAAAAATATTAACAGATTAATATTGAAATGGGGGAGTAATCCCCCTTTTAATTTTATCAATTTTTAAATAGGAGATTTAACAATGTCAGCAATACAAGATAATAGCTTAAAAGTGCTATGGAAAAACGAAGAATATATTTTAAATTGTACTATGGAAAGTTTTAGAGTATATGAAAAACACAAAGGACACGGACTAATCAAAGACGCTTCAAGCTTTATAGAATATAAAGCCGATAATATGCTTGATTTAATAGCTTGTATGTTAAGAAATAAGAAAAATAAGATATTAGATGATTTTGTTTATGGATTAAATGAAAAAGACAAGATGAATTTATTAATTACTTTATCCGATTTAGCTTTGACTTGCTTTGTGAGATGTACTTTAGAAGTGGAAGAGGAAGAAGAAAATACAGTTGAATTTGAACTAAAAAAAAACAAGAAGAAAAAGAAGAAAAAGAAGATTTAGACATTGATTTTCTTTTTTATTTTTATACAGTTATTTTACAAAAAAGAGAATATGAATTTTTTAATGCTACTTATAGAACTATAAATAAAATGTTAGAAATTCATAACGAAATGAATAAGAGTGAAGAAGATAAAAAAGAAGAAGAAAATACAATTACTATGATAGGTTTAGGAGATGATTTTGAGTAATGTCAAAGAAATTAACAGTCGATATTGAAGCTAGAGATAATGCGAGTGATAAAATAAAAAAACTTAATAAAGAATTAACGGCACTTGATAGAGCTTATAAAGTAAGTCAAGATACTTTAAGAAAACAGGGCGACAGTTATAAAACTTTGCAACACTCATTAGATCATTATACAAAGGCTATAAAAATATCAGAAGATAAAATCAAAAATATTAATACAGCTTTAAGAGAAACGTTTAAAGAAAGAACAAACGAAAAAAAAGCATTAAAAGAAACACAAGAGAGCTTAAAAAAATTACAAGACGGATATACAAAAAATAAAGAAGTTTTAAAAAATGTAAGGTCAGAATTTAAAAATATTTATAGTGAAAAGAAACAACTTATTAAGGCTTATGATGAAGAAAGCAAAAAGCTAAAAATATTAAATGATAGACAAAAAGAAATAGCAAAAACAGAGGGCAAAAAAAGTCAAGCATACAAGATAGCTAATGCAGAAGTGCAAAAGCAAAAAACTGTTGTAGATAATCTTTCTAAAAGTATTAAAAATAATGCAAACAAACATCAAGAGTTAAGAAAAGAATTAAGAAGTAAATATGATTTAGAAAAGAAATTAACAAGCAATATTAAAAAGCACGAAAATAATATAACAAAATTAAGTAAAAAAACAGATGATTACAAAAGGCAATTAAATTTAGCAAACGAACAATTAAAAAATCATAAAACAAGTTTAAAATACGTCAATGATGAATACAAAAAAGATACTATTAAAAAGCAAATAGACGGAATGAAAAAGTATAGAGAGCAGTTGCAAAAGACAGCAGAAGCATACAACAAAGTAGGTAACGCTTTATTAAAAATGTCAGCACCTGCTTTAGCTTTTACAGCTTTTGGAATTAAAGAGGCTATAGCTTTTGAAAGTGCTTTTGCAGGTGTAAGAAAAACAGTTGACGCAACAGATGAACAATTCGCAAAATTGAAAAAAACTATAACTTCAATGTCTGAAAGGTTGCCGCAATCAGCAAACGAAATAGCAAAAGTTATGGAAATGGCAGGGCAATTAGGTATTGGCATTAATGATATTGAAAAGTTTTCAGAAACTATGATTAAGTTAGGCGATAGTACAAACCTAGCGAGTGATGAGGCAGCAAAATTATTAGCACAATATACAAATATTACTAATATGGATAAGTCAAACATAGATAGATTAGCTAGTACAATCGTTGATTTAGGTAACAATACAGCTACAACAGAAGCAGACATTGTAAGTATGATGCACAGTTTGGCTGGTATGGGTGCTAACTTTAAATTAACAGACCACCAAATAGCTGGTATATCAGCAACTTTAACAAGTGTTGGTATAGCTTCCGAAAAAGGTGGTACAGCTATGGGCAAGTTTATGATGAAAGTTTTAGGCGCTGGTGGTCGTACAGGAGAAGAATTTAGAAAAATGGGTAAGGAAGCAGGATTGACTGATAAAGAAATCAAAAAAATGGCAAAAGAAAGCGGTCAACAATTACACAATTTTTCTAATATAGCTGGTGTAAGTGCAGATAAATTCAAAGAAATAGTAAAGAATAATCCTAGCGAAGCTTTAAGGCTTGTTGTAGAGGGATTAGGAAAGATGAAAGAAAGTGGACAGGATATTACACCTGTTTTAGACACTTTAGGAATAAAAGAAGTAAGATTAAGAGATACAGTATTAAGACTTGCTGGAGGACACAGAGAACTAACAAAGAACTTGAACTTATCTAAAAAGGCTTGGGAAGAAAATACAGCTTTAGAAACAGAAGCACAAAAAAGATACCAAACAACAGAAAGTCAATTAAAAATGTTAAAAAATCAATTCTCTAACGTAGCTAGAGAGTTAGCAGTTGAATTTTTACCTATGATGATAAAACTAATGCAAAATGCAAAAGCATTTTTGAATTGGATAAGAAATCTTGATACAGGATTTAAGCAACTAATAGTAAGAATGGCAGGTCTAACAGCTGGATTAGGAGCTGTATTTAAAACTATGGGTATGCTTAATAAATTTAAGGCAGCTATTGTTGGTATAAATTTAGCTTTGGGGAAAATGACGGCAAAACCTATTTTAGAAGTTGGAAATGGCGGAGCGGTTGCTATGAAAAATTTAGGTAGTGCAGTAGGCTTAACTACTAAAGGAATGGGTTTGTTAAATCCCGCTACAGTTGGGGTTGCAGTTGCTATTGCTGGTTGTGTAGTAGCATATAAAACTTGGACCGACGTTTTGGCAGATGGGAACAAAAATATTTTAGACGCAACAGATAAAATGACCGAATGGGATAAGTGGATAAACTTATTTACAGGTAGTACAAAGAAATCAAACAAAGAACTTGAAGAACAGGGATATAAATTTTCAGAAACAGGGCATTTATCTACAGAATTTGCAAAGAAAGTACAAGTCGCTAGAGAAAGTACAGGTCGTTTAGCTTTAGAATTAGAAAGATTAGGTAAGTCAGAATTTAAGGCTGGTAAGTTTGATAACATTTCAACAGATATATCAAAGGGCATTGATGAAGCTATAAAGACGTTGCAGGGCAAACAACAAGAAATACAACAAGCAACTAAAGAAGCTTTTAGTAGAGACGGAGTATTAAGCGAAGAAGAACAAAAAACTTTAGATTGGCTTAATAAAGATACAAACACTCAAATACAACATTTAGGCGAATTAAAAAAAGAAAAGAATGATATAATCAAAAAAGCTTATGAAGAAAAAAGAAATTTGACAAAATCAGAAGAAAAAAGACTTTTAGAAATAAAAAAAGAAACTAATAAAATTGACTTGGATAATTCGGCTAAAACTCAAGAAGATTTGCTATATATGAAGAACAAGTTTATTAACGAAATGGGAAAACTTGATTTAAAGGGTCAATCTGAAATGCTAAAAGAAAGAAAAGCAAAGGCTGACAAAGAAATATCGGATATAAAAGCACAATGGGACACTAAAATTGAACTTGCGAAACAAAAAGCAAAAGAATTATCAGGAAAAGAAAAAGAAGAAGCAGAACAAGCAATAAAAGTAATGGAAAAAACAAGAGACAAAGATATTGAAAACGCAAAGAAACATTACAATGATTTGCTTGAAGCTGTAAAAGAAAAATACCCACAAATAGCTAAAGAAATTAACGATACAAATGGTGAAATTTTAAGCAATAACGATAAAACATTGCAAAAAGATTTGAACAACTGGCAAAAACATAATTTGGAAATGTACGAACTAAATAAAACTGGGTGGAACGAAGTATATGACACAACAACCGGAACTACAAAAAGAGTTTTTCAAGTTGTTGATGAAACAACGGGTAAAGTTATAGCTTGTTATGACAGCGAAAGACAAGAAATACACGCAAGTACCGAAGCTAGTAAAAAGAAATTACAAGAATTGATGAAAACAACAGAATTTACACAAACGCATATGGGTGCAAGATTTTTGAGTATGGCAAGCAATTTAACAAGCTCAACAAAATTAAGCATAGCACAACTAGAATTTTTGGAAAAAGAACTTGGTTTTACTAGGAATAAAGCGGGAGAATTAACAGGAAGCATCAAAGACCTTAACGGTAATCCTGTTAAAGTTACAGTAAATAAAGACGGAACTATAAGAAATATAGATGAAATTAGAAGAAAAATAAATTCTATACCCGAGAGAAAAGGTGTAACTATTCGTGTACAAGCTGTAGGTGCTATGGGAGCATTAAATTATTTAATGAATAATGCAAGTGGAACTAACTATTTAAGAGGTTATGCTAGTGGGACTAACTATTTACCTAGTTTTGCGAATGGTGGAATGGTAAGAACTAGAGTAAATGAAATGGGTTGGGAACTCTTTGATTTGCCTAGAGGAACAGCGGGACGAATGCTAGGAACTCACAGGGGCGACGATATTATGGATTTACCTACAGGAACTAAAATTACTAATCATATTGCTAGTACAAGACTTATGATAGAAGCAGTTAAAAGAGAAGTTAAAAGGCAAATGCAACCAATTTATCGTGGAATTGATAATATGAGTAGAGGTAAAGAAGAAAAAATCATCAAACAAGAAGTTACGGTACATTTTGATAATGTTGTTATTAGAGATGATAGAGATATTAAAAAGATAATGCAAGAGATGAAATATGAACTAAACAAAGAGGTGTATTAATGCAAGAGATAAAATTTAATAACTTTATAAATAAGTTATATATTATTTACAATGGTATTAAGTTTAAAGGTATATCAACTATAAGCGATACTGTTATAAGCTCTAATTTTGAATTAATTAAGCAGTATAACAGGGACGGCTTTATTTTAGAAGATTTAAAGTTGTTGAATGAAATTCCTATTAGTATAACTTTTTATACAAAAGATATACAAAGTTTAGGGAAATATTTCATACCTAATAAACTTGTTGATATATACTTTAATAATGATACAGTCTATTATAAAGGTTTTGTATCTAATATCACTTATGGAAAATTTAAGAATAGTTATAGAAAGGTTGTAGTAAATTTTACTCTACAACCTTTTTGTTGTAAAAATACCGAAACAATAGCAATGAATAATAACGGAGCTATAGAAAATAAGGGACATTTAAGGGTATATCCCTTTATCAAAATAACACCAACTAATAAAAGTTTTTTCATTGCTATTAATGGTATAAAAATGGAATTTAAGACAGATAGTTTAAGCCCGTTAAATGTAGATTTACAAGAAATAGAAATCACACAGAACGGAGAGTTAAAAAATAGTGCTTTTACAGGTGGGAAGATACCTTTTTTAGACATAGGGATTAATCCTATATTGTTAGGAAACTGTAAGGCAGAATTTAAAATACAATGGAGATACTTATTATATGATTTATTTACAAGCTAAAGACAATGAGTATATAGCCTTAAAGTATGCTAAAAACGACAAGCTAGTTGAAGAAAAGAACGGCAGATATGATATAGAGTTTGAATATCCTTTAATGCACCATATAACTTTTGAAAATGGAAAAGAAGAAAGGTTGCATAACTTATTTCAAAAGTTTGCTTTGATTAAGTGCGATACACCAAGACACAATCAACAACTATTCTTTATAACAGATATTCAAAAGTTAGTAAAAGGCGTAAAAATCTATGCTAAACACATAGGCTTTTTAAGTAAGAAGCTATATGTACCTAAATTTTCTTTTAAAGAACAAAGTTGCTCTAGTGTATTTAATGGTATTAGTAGCACAATATCAGATAGTAACAAGTTTAGTTTTTATTCTGATATTGCAGATATTCATACTATTAATATGGAAAACAAAATGCTATTTGATGTTTTGTTAAGTAGTGAGTTTTCTATATCTACACTATGGCAGGGAACTTATTTATTTGACAATTATAGAATAAAATATCTTGCTAGACGCGGTAGAGATACGGAATACATTGTAGCAAATAGAAAGAACGTAAACGATATAAATATCAAGCAAGACGCAGATAATGTAGTTACTAGACTTTATATGAAAGCTAATAAAAGAACAGATAACGAAAATGAAAAGGACACGATTTTTGAAACAGTTGTAGAAAGCCCTTTAATCAACGAATATCCGTATATTTTAGCCGATTTTAGAGAGTATGAAGATAGTTTTAGAACTCTTGAAGCTCTTAAAAAATATGGTGAGGATTTATTCAAAGTATTTCAAATAGATTTACCAAAGGAAAGTTTTTCATTAGTCGGAACAGATGAAATCAACTCATACAATTTAGATATAGACGACACTTGTATTATCTATTATGAAGATTATAACATTCATAAAAGAATTGATGTAGTTGGTTACATTTTCAGCCCTATGGAGTTTCGATATTTACAAGTTGACTTTGGATATAAGTTAAAAAGTTTATCAGATACACTATTAAGCAAAACGGACAAAAAAATTAAAATAAAAAACGAAAGTTTACTAAATAGCGTTGAAGGAAAAGTCAACAACAAAATTAATGAAGCAACAAAAGGCATTTCTGAAAAAATAGAAAAAACAAAAGAAGAAATTGAAAAAGAAACGAAAAAAGAAATCGAAAAGAAGAATAGCGAAACAAAAGTAGCAATAGAACAGATTTTACAAAGTATAAAAACAAACTTGGAAGAAGAAATCGAAAAGGCAAAAAAATATTTAGATGAGGAAAAAATTAAGGCTTTATCTAACGCAGAAACTCAAAGATATATCAGAACTAAAGAGGGACAACAAGAGTTAATAAAATCAATTACAGCAGATGTTGTATGGCTTAAAGCAATAGTAACTGATACAGAAATATTAAACACAATAGTTGCTAATATTGATTTAGCGAAGATTAAAAAATTAATTGTTGACACAGCTTTTATTGAACAGATAATCTCCAAAGAAGAATTTAGACAACAATTTGAAGATATGGGAGCAAATGTAACTAACATATTTTCAAAGTTGAAAAATAGCATAACTTTAGCTATTCAAACGAAATTCAACGATAAATGGGGAGAGATAAAAAGTGAACTAAATACAGCGTTAGAATTAAAAAGTAACGAGATTATATCAACAGTTGAAAAAAACATAAACGAAAAAGTCGATAAAATCAAAGTAGGAGCAAGAAACCTTTTAAGAAATTCATCTACTTTAGATAAAATAAAGTGGCAGAAGTGGTCAGCTACAAACATTGAATACATTGAAATAACAGATAATGAAGAATGGCGAGATTATCAAGCAGTTAAATTTTCAGGAATTGACAATGCGATAACTTCAAAAGTAAGAGGCTACTACTTGTTAGATACAGTAAAATTTGAAAAAGATAAGACTTACACTTTAAGTTTTGATGTAATAAACTTATCGGACTTTGATATAAATTTTGCTGTAGATAAAATAAAGTTATCTAAAAAAGTAGAAGTTAAAGCAAAAGAAAATAAAAGAGTTGATATAACTTTTAATAGAAAAGACTTTGACGAGATTATGATTGCAGTTGAAACAGAACTTAATCAAAATCCCGTTTTTTGCGTTAAAAATGTTAAAGTAGAAGAAGGAAATAAAGCTACAAGCTGGACACCCGCTATTGAAGATTTAGAAGAAATAGACAAGCAATTAAGTAACGCGATTGAATATCTTTCAAGTGATAACAAAGATTTACTCAAAAAGTATGAAGGGCTTAATCTTGAAAATGCAAAAATAAGACATCAATTAAGCACAGCACTTAAACAGACTAGAGATGAATTCTTATTTCAATTTAATAATTACAAACAGCTATTAGATGAAACGGGCAAAGTTATGGAACAACGTTTCAACGATTTTTCAAGATATATCCGTTTCAAAGCTGGAAATATTGAGTTAGGCGATATTAACTCGCCTTTTAAAGCGTTAATTACCCACGAAAAGATTAGTTTTTTAAAGGGAGATGTGGAAGTGGCTTATATGTCTAACAATAAACTCTACATTACAGACGCTTATGTAATAAATTCTTTGAGGATTGGTAACTTTGAGTTTTCAGTACAAGAGAATGGAAATTTAAGTTTTAGAAAGGCGGTGGATTAATGGCACTTTCGGGTAGTTATCAAGAAACTTTTAATAACGGATACACAGTCAGAACAGAGTGGGAAGCTAGTCAAAATATTGATGGCAATTATAGTGATTTAACAATCACACTATATCTTGATTGTCGAAGCAATTATGACCTATATATTGGGTCAAGAACTCATACTGTATACGTCGACGGCTCGGGTTATGACATCACATCTTCAAGAATTTCAACCAGTGGTGGTACTACAATCACACTTGGAAGTTTCGACAAGAGGATATATCACAATCCAGACGGAACCTGTAATGTTGATTTGTCGACTACTCTTGACATAAGAGCAAAAATACACGGCTCATACGTGGGCAGTGTTGACGGTGGGTCTGATACTATAACCCTTGACAGAATACCGCGAATGTCGATAATTACTGACAAAATGGATGGGTCAAGAGAGTTAGGAAAACAACATACTATCCACATCAATAAGTTTTTAAGTGGAAATATTACTCACACAGTATGGTATATCATTTACGGAGAAGATGAAAGTAAAACTAGTGGTTGGCACTACATTGCTAAAAACACAAAAGATTTAGACTTAACTTTTACATCAACTACACAACATATAGAGTTACAGCCGAACAGCGGTACTATCTATATGGATATCGGTATAGATACGTATAAAGACGGAAAGAAATTCGGTGAGACAACTTATAATAAACGTTGGTATATGCACGTTCCGTACTCTATAAAGCCTATTATTAAAAATATTGAAATAACCGAAGCGGACGACAAAACAAAAGGTTTAGGCGTTTTTGTTGAAAATCACAGCGAATTTAACGTTGCTACAACCGCAGAAGGTAACAGAGGGTCAACTGTAAAAGATGTCAAAGTTACTGTTGCAGGACAAACCTTGTGGGGTGCTAATGCTACATCAAAAGAAGTAACAGGAAGCGGAAATGTTACAGTAACCGTAACTGTTACAGATAGCAGGGACAGAATTTCTACAGATACAAGAACTGTAAAAGTAGAGCCTTATACTTTGCCTAGCATTGTAAAATTTTCAGGATATAGACTAGAAAAAGACGAAAAGACAGTTACAATGACTAGAAACTTCAAAATGGCAAGTATCAATGAAAAAAATACTTGTACTTGGAAAATTGAAAGGCGTTTAGTCGATAGTAGTAACTGGACTACAATTTTAGAAGGAACAGATAAAGTTTTAAACTTAAATGCTTTAGCTTATGACGTCAACACTAATTTTGAATATGAGTTTAGACTTACAATTACAGATTACTATACATCATCTACACAAAGTTTTTTTGTTGGGTCAAGTTTTAGACTTATTGAAGCCCACAGTTCAGGGACAGGGCTTGCGGTCGGACAGATAGCAAAAAGACCTGATAGATTTGATGTGAACTTAAAAACGGCTTTTCATAAAGGAGTTGAAGTAGAAGGTTGGACAAAAATGCACCTTTTCAATGAGACAAAACCTTACGATTATGACAATGAACTAAAATACTTTAAAGACCCGTTCGGTATAGTTCACTTGCAGGGAATTGCGAAAGGGACAACATCGGAGTGGTTTGTAAGAATTACAAGAGAGGATTGCCGACCTGAAAAAGATTTATTAGTTTTTGTACCGTGTACAGGTAACAAATCTGCTACACTTAGAATTAGAAAAGACGGAAATATTCTTATAGAAAACCGCTCTGAAATCAGTACAAATTGGATTTCAATTGATGGAATAAGCTTTAAAGCGAAGGAGTAAAAAGATGAAGTTAAAAGAAATAGAAAGTAAAAAAACGGAAATTGAAAAAGAAGTTTTAAAAACAGAACAACAGCTTGATACTTTAGTTGTTGAGATTGCTACTTTAGAAGCTCAAATAAAGAGCAAAAATAGAAAAGTGATGGACTTGACAGAGCAAATTTCAAGTAAAAGGTCAGAATTAAGAAAATTAGAAATAGCAAAAGAAATCATATTGACACCTGCTCAAAGTGAAAGCGAGGAAGAAGAACTGGAGAAGCCTCAAAAGTACGAAGGCTTTAAAGCTAATCACAAGTACATCAAAGGCGACAGGTTCAAAGAAAGTAACAGACTTTATGAAGTTGTTTACGACCACACATCAGATGAAAAGTTTAACAAATTAGCCACAAATAAATACCAATTAATTGATGAAGATACAGGAAAACCAATCTTTAATTACTCTGTTTTAAAAAATTATAACAAATTTGAAAAATGTTTAAGTGATGACCATATTTACTCATCAAAAATTGATAAAAACGGAACTAGTCCAATTACTAATCCTGAAAACTGGTTTAAAATAGATTAATTTATGTATTTTAGCCATATAATATCATTAAAAAACAAAACAAATGCAAAATAGGGGCTATTTTGGGCGATTTGTCTAGATTTCAACGTTTATAGAAAGGTAGGTAGATAAAATTGTGGATATAACACCAATTTCAGTCAGTTTAAACTTAAATACAATCTCAATTAGCTTAAGTATCATCTGTAGCGGAATTGTAATTGCAAGAACAGTAGTAAAACCTCTTAAAAAGATACTCACTTTACAAGAACATCAAAACGACGGGATAAGATGTCTTTTAAGAAAAGATATTTTAGAGCTTGTAACTTGTGTAAATGAAAGAGGTTTTATTTATGATGACGAGTTAGAAGTTTTGAGAAAATTGTATATAAACTATACAAAACTCAAAGGTAATGGAATAGTAAAAAAAGCAGTCGAAAAAGTTTTCGAATTGCAAATAAAAAACAGATAGGAGAATAAGAACTATGAAAAACTTAAATTTAAAAATCAGATTAAAAAACAAAACTTTTATAATTACAATGATGACAACAATTATAGCTTTTGTGTATCAAATGTTAGCACAATTTGAAGTTGTACCAAAGATAACACAAGACCAAACAATTCAAGTATTAATGCTAATAGTAAATATTTTAGCTGGGTTAGGCATACTTGTTGACCCAACTACAGACGGGGTCAGAGATAGTGAAAGAGTATTAGAAAAGAAATAGATTAAAGGGGATTTATATAGCCCTTTTTGATTTGTTTAGGAGCAGAGAGATGATACTAGATGAACTTTATAGAGAATATAACAGACTTGACATAAAGATAATGCAAATGCAGAAAAACTTTAAAGAAAGAGATATTGAAAGACAAGAAAGGCAACTTTTGATTACTCAATTAGAGTATATGAAAAGCTATAGAGAAGTTTTAAATAGAAGAATAAATTTTTATAAGAAAAAATATAAATTATAAGGAAGTGATGAAATGAGCAAAATAGATAAAATTATTGATTGGTTTAGACAAAGAAAAGGCAAAGTTACTTATTCAATGATACACAGAGAGGGGACGGCTTCTTACGATTGCTCTAGCTCTGTTTTTTTTGCTGTTTGTAATGCTTTAGGTATAGAAGATGACGACATCAGAAATACAAGCAATTTAGGTCGTTTTTTACTACAACACGGCTTTGAAAAAATAGTAGAAAACGGTGAGTGGACGGCACAAAAAGGTGATATAGTTATTTGGGCTAAAAGGAAAGGTATTCCCGGAGCTTCTGCTCATACAGGAGTTTTTACAGATAATTCACATATTATACACTGTAACTTTAAAGCTAACGGAATAAGTGAAAACACAGAAAAATCTTTACTTTCGTTATATGATTGGAATTATGAAGTTTATAGACTTAACGAAGTAGGAAGAGAAGAAGAAAAGCAGGAGGAATATATGGAACAAATACAAGAAAGATATATGATAAACGGAAACTACTCTATAGACAGTTTGCCTTGGTTTTGCTCTGATAGAAAGAATATAGGCAATACTAAAGATTATCAGGGATATGTAGTAACTGTATCTCGTAAATGGGGTGGTTATTGGTACAGTCAATATCTAGGCGGTTGGATAGACTATAGAGCCTTTGAAGAAGTTGAAACAATATCAGAAGAAAAAACTGTAAAAAATGGCGGTTACAGTATAGATACTAAACCGTGGGGGACAACAGGTTTTGAAACTGTCGGAAAATCCGACAACTTGCTTGGCAAAACTTTTGAAGTAACAGCAAGAAAAGGGGCTTATTTATATATTCACAGTAAAGCGAAGTGGGTAGATGAGAAAGCTTTTGAATAAATAAAAATAAAGGGGGTGTAATTTTGGCAGGAAGAAAAAAAGAGCCTGTAAGCGTATTGCTTGAAAAGGGGAAGAAACATTTGACAAAAAAAGAAATTAAAGAACGACAAGAACAAGAAATAAAAGGCTTTAAGGACAAGATTATTCCCCCTAAAAAGCTACCTAAAAGGCTACACGAAGAATTTAACTATTATTCAGAAGAATTACAAAGATTAGATATTTTAACTAATTTAGATATAGAAACATTGGCTAATTATGTATTAATTAAGGATATGTATGATAAAGTAACTGTGAAAATGGCTAATAATGTTGATGTTTTGCTAGACGGAAAGACTATTAATATTCAAGATAAATTAAATAAGCAGATTATAACCTTAAGTAGAGAACTAGGCTTGACAGTTACAAGTAGAATGAAATTAGTTGTACCAAAGAAAGAAGAAGAGCCGAAAAAAGATGATGTCAGTTTGCTTTTTGGTGGAGATGTTAAATAATGGATAAGTTTATTAAATTAGAAAAAGAACTTTATGATAGGCTTATCAAATGGGTAAAAAAAGGTGCTAACAGGAAAAGAAAGTGTTGTAAAAAACATAGTCTAGCTTGTAAAAGATTTTTACGTTTTTTAGAAAATGATGAGTATTATTTTGATAAAAACGAATTAATGAAATTTTATGTTTGGTGTAAACAATTCAAACATAGAGCTGGAGTATTAGAGGGTCAACCGATTGAACTTGTTGAAGTCCAAATGTTTTGGGCTAGTAGTATGTTGTGTTTTAAATATAGAAAAAATAATAGAAGAGTAACTAAAGTAGCTTATATTCAAGTAGGGAGAAAAAACAGTAAGTCCCAAATGTTAGCTTGTTTAAATAGCTACTTTTTGTTTACAAAAGGACAACAAGAAGCCTA